ACGGTGGGAAAATTAACAAAACTCCCGCAAGAGAGATCAGAGTTAAAAACCCTGAAAGGTACAAGTAAACATTACCCTTGTTCTGCCCATGCCTGCTAAACGAAAGCGTGCACAAACAATGCAATCTGATGAGGTTAAAGCTAGTGTCACTCCAATGACACCAGGTGATACTGAGGTTGTGTTTAAACGATGTGGATATTGTGGCGATAAAAAGCCAGAATGCCGCAAACAAAAGAAGTGTCTTAAAGACCTTCTGTAATAGCTTGGGGAGCACCTCGGAGTAGGACTCCCCTGGCATTGGCGTTGGCCCGTACGCGGATACCCTTCGCCGTCTAGACGGTGGGAATAGACCACAAAATTTTTTCAAACGTTTGAAGCTTGTTAAAATAAAACTTTAACCATACAAATGGCTTTTCAATCTAATGTAAACCCGGCGCAGCTTACTCGCCCGGGTCAATCTAACGCGACGGGTGATGCCCGCGCTCTTTACCTGAAGCTCTTCTCAGGTGAGATGTTTAAGGGCTTCCAGCATAATGCGATCGCTCGTGATCTTGTTATGCGTCGTACGCTGACTAACGGAAAATCTCTCCAGTTCATCTACACTGGTCACACCAAGGCGGAATTCCATACGCCTGGCAACAGCATCCTGGGTGACTCCAACGGGGCACCTCCGGTGGCTGAGAAGACCATCACGGTTGATGATCTGCTGATCTCCAGTGCATTCCTGTACGACCTTGATGAGACTCTTTCTCATTACGACATGCGTTCCGAGATCTCTCGTAAGATCGGCTACGCTCTTGCTCAAAAGTACGATCGTCTGATCTTCCGTGCTATCACTCGTGGTGCACGTGCTGCTTCTCCGATCACTAAGTCTGGCTATGTCGAGCCGGGCGGTACTCAGATCCGTGTTGGTACTACTAACCAGGCTAACAATGCCTATGATTCTGCTAAGCTGGTGACTGCATTCTATGATGCTGCTGCTGCGCTTGATGAGAAAGGTGTGTCTCAAGATGGACGTGTGGGTGTCTTGAACCCGCGCCAATACTATGCCCTGATCCAAGAGGTCGGTAGCAATGGTTTGGTGAATCGTGATGCTCAAGGTTCTGCCCTGCAGGGTGGAAACGGCGTGGTGGAAATTGCCGGTATCAAGATCTTCAAGTCCATGAACATTCCGTTCTTCTCCCAGTACGGTACCAAGTTTGGTTCGGCTTCTGCCACCAACCCTGGCGTTACCGATCCTGGTAACACCGGTTCCTTTATTGGCGAAGCGGTTGAAGATGCTGCTAACGATGTTGCCGGTATCAACAATGAGTACGGTGAAGAAGACGAATTCGCTAACAGCTGCGGTTTGATCTTCCAGCGTGAAGGCGCTGGTTGTGTGGAAGCTATCGCTCCTCAGGTGCAAGTCACCAGTGGCGACGTGTCCACGATCTACCAAGGTGATGTGATCCTGGGTCGTCTCGCCATGGGCGCTGACTACCTGAACCCTGCTGCCTGCGTTGAACTCATCGCTGGCGCTGCAACTGGTTCTACTGGAAACGCTGCCTTCTGATCTATTTTTATATGGGAGCCTCTTCGGGGGCTCCTTTTTTTTAATTTTTTATTGAGAATAATACTCATTATCAACTATGCCTTACCTATCTACTGGCTCCACTGAGCTTAAAGCTGTTAATCAGATCCTGGCGTCAGTTGGTCAGGCTCCTGTAACCACGTTGACAACTGAAGAAACTCTTATCGTTAGTGAGGTTGATCGGTTTACTGGTTCTATCTCCGGTACCACTTTGACTACTGAAACTGCTAACATCCCTGTCGGTACTTATATCGGCGGAACTGGTGTTACTACTGGTACGTCTATTGCTGTTGCTGGTGTGGAAGTAACACCTGCTACTGATCCTGTTACGTACAATTACACTCTGAACATTTCTCAGACTGTGGCTGAACGTACATTGACTCAATCTAAGGTAGAGACAAGAGTTGAAACCCAAGCCAACCCGGACGTTGCGATTGCACTCAACACCCTGAGAGAAGTGTCGCGTGAGGTACAGAGTGAAGGATGGGCTTACAATAAAGAATTTGACTACGAACTTACACCCGATTCTAACAACGAAATTATTATCCCTGACAACATGTTGCAGGTAGATCTTAACATCTCCTCTAACCGTTCAGGAAATCGTCAGTTTGACAGCATTATCCGTGGAGGTAAACTCTACGACAGAATTAAACACTCCTATACATGGACTGACGAAAGTATCTATGTCGATGTTTTGTGGTATTTTGAGTGGGAACATATCCCTGATATCGTACAGGCATACATCGTAGCCCGCGCTGCTACTATTGTGTCTAGCCGTATTATTGGTGATGGCAATCAATACCAAATGCTGCAACAGAAGGAAGCTTACGCCCGTGCTATGGCGCTTGAGTATGAGTGCAACCAGGGCGATTACTCCTTCTTTGGCGAACCGCAGGGTGAGAATTATTACAACAGCTACAAACCGTTCCATACCTTGCAACGCTAATGCCAGCAGTAACACAACAGATCCCTAACTTTCTTGGTGGTGTATCCCGCCAAAGTGACGACAAGAAACTACCCAATACGTTGACTGAGTGTGTCAACGGTTACCCTGACCCTACGTTTGGTCTGCTTAAAAGACCAGGTATGCGGCACACTAATGTGCTTAAAAAGGCTAATGGAACTGCTTTTACTAAGGCAGAACTAGCTGATGCATCCTGGTTTTTTATTGACAGGGCTGCTGCAGGTTCTTACATTGGTGCTATTAAAGGTACTAACATCTATGTATGGACTGCTACAGATGGGACATTTTGTACTGTAACAAATAACGGCACCTCTTATCTTACAGGAACTCAGCAGTCTGATTACCATTTTCGTAGCATTCAGGATGTTACGATTATTACCAACAAAACTGTTACTGTTACAATGCAGGCAAATAACACGTTTGTTGCTAATTCTCAAGGTACGCTAAAGCTGCTATCACTTATTGAAGGTGATGTTCATAAGGTAAAAATTAAAGGTACTTCTAACGGGACAGAGCATACGGCTACAGCTACAGCTCAAACTAATGCTACTTTCGATACCTTTCTTACAGGTACCAGTGCAAGTAATGATCTACTAGGTGCAGTGAAGGCGTTGCTAGAAGCACGTCAAGCGGCTAGTGACTCTGAATTTAGCGGTAAGTGGTATCTAAATTCCTACGCTAACAGCATCCAAATCCGCCGTACTACAGAGTCTAATGGTGTCGTTGTTGATGCTGAGCCTGGCTCTAGTGTTACTTACAAGTATTTTCAAATCAGTGGTACTGGTGGTGTTGGTAACAATGCCTTGGAGGTATTCCAAGATGGTGTCTCTGATGTCAGTAAGATTCCACTGCAATCATTTCATGGGCACGTTCTTACTATTTTGAACAGCGATAGTGCTGAGGATGATTATTACCTAAAATATGTTGCTGCTGATGGTGTCGGCGGTGCAGGTTATTGGCAAGAGGCTCTGGCTCGTGACGCCTCACCTGGGCTTACAGACGCCACCATGCCACATGAATTGGCTAACACTGGTGCTACTACATTTACCTTCGGTCCTATTAGCTATAACAACAGACTGACTGGTGATGATAACACTAACCCTAAACCATCTTTTGTTGGTAAAACTATTACATCTTCATTCTTTTCTAACAACCGTTTTGGTGTGTTGTCAGAGGACAATGTAATCTTTGGTGTTGCCAACGATAATTACAATTTCTTTGCTCGGTCTGCTCTGACACAAATTGATTCAGATCCTATTGATCTTAATGTGTCTAGTGTTCGTCCTGTTAAATTGTTTGACGTTCTACCGTCACCACAAGGTCTGATGTTGTTTAGTGAGCAACAGCAGTTCCAAGTATATGCAGCTGACTCTAGTCTGCTTACACCTAGCTCTGCGTTGATCCGGTCCCTATCTAACTATGAGATGGACTCTAAGATCACACCAGCAGATATGGGTACAACAACAGCATTCGTGACTAAGATTGCTGGTTACAGTAAAGTCTTTACTTTGTCTCTCCGTGATGTTGAGCAGACACCTATTGTTGTTGATATTAGTAAAGCTGTGCTTGAGTGGATTCCAGATACTGTTGACACTCTATCTACAAGTCCGCAAAACTCCGTGGTAATGCTTGTCGATAGGGATACATCCTATCTCTATTTGTACAGGTTTTACAACAACGGTAAGGAAGATCTATTCCAAGCTTGGACAAAATGGCAACTGCCTGGTAACATTCAGATTGCAGAGATCCTGAATGATGATGTTACTATTGTCTCTCAACATGAAGATCAATACACCTTAGGTGTGATTAGATTGGATGAGCTTCCGTCTGGTAATGTTTTGTCTACATCTTCTAGTTATACAGGTAACGTACCTCTTGACATGGCAACACGTCCAGTTAGCCCAGATCCAGGTAATGTTAATGCTGTAGTGTATGACGAGACAAATGACATCACTAAGATTTACGTTCCATACACACCTATTGATGATAAAGAAGCTATTATGCTTCTGACTGTACCTACTGCTGATGACGGCACAGACGCTGAACTAGACTCTGACCAGGGTTATTGGGCAGCAGCAACTGAACGAATTGAACCCAGCACTAACTACAGATACTTTGAAGTTAAAGGTAAGTTTACTGATTACGCTGATGGTATCGTAGTGGGTTATGGTTATGACCTAGATGTCACCCTGCCTAAGTTTTACTTCCAACGTCAAGGTATGGGTGCTGATTACACTGCTACCCTTATCATCAATAAAATTAGAATGTCAGTAGGTAGGACTGGTGCTATCCGTTTTAAATTGAAGCCAACAGGTTCTAATGAATGGAGAGATGTCCAGCATACTATCGAAGCTGGTGTGTACCAAGGTGATACAAATCCTGTAGTTGACGAGCAGATCTTTACTTTACCCATCCATCAACGTAATACTAATTTTGAACTTAAAGTGACAAGTAATTTTCCATACCCTGTATCGTTGGTGTCA